TCAGCGAGGAAATCACCGACGGCGTGATTTGGGATGACACCACGCCCAGCCTCAATGCTGCGATCGTCCAGCTACGTCGCCAGGTGCAGGCCTATATGCCCATCGCCGCACTGCTTGACCCTAAAGCGGTGGAGATTTCCCTAAGTGCCGATGTCGGCGATGGGTTTACACTGGCCGGCCACATCGACATCCTCGAGCACAACGGTGCGATCCGGGATGAGAAATACGGCGCTCGGGAAGGACAATTCTGGTTGCAGCTGGGCGGTTATGCCTTGTTGGCCAAATCCGCCGGGCATGAAGTGAAGAGCCTTAACGTCGACTGGATTCCTCGGGTCGGCAAAACGAAGCATCAACCACCGGTGACCACCACCACCTACCCGCTTCAGCAGTCACAAACAGACGCCTATCAAGTGATTCAACGCATCAAGATGGACGTCCAGCAGTTCCGAAAGGATCCAGACCGGCTTTATCAGTCATTTCCCGCAAACCCGATGAGCATGCTGTGCTCGGACAAGTATTGCCCGGCCCACGGCACCGAATTTTGTAACGCCTGGAAATATCAGGCAGCCAAACCTAAAGAAGAGGACTTCCCTGTATGAGTAACGAAGTGGCAAAACCGGCCAAGATGGTCAACCCCTACGCGCTTCAAGCTGGCGGAACACATCTGCCTGAAGGCGTGAACGCCGGTACGGTGACGATCGAGGTCCAACGCGCGATCGCCGAAGTACAGGCCAAGCTGATGATCGCCAAGTCCATGCCGCGGGATCCCGTTGCTGCCTGGGAAAAGGTCATGAAGGCCTGCTCTCTTCCAGGTATGGCCGAAGCGGCGTTCTACTCCTATAAACGTGGCGGCCAAGAAGTCACCGGCCCATCGATCCGCCTGGCGGAAGCGTTGGCCAGCGCCTGGGGCAACATCGACTACGGCATGCGCGAGCTGTCGAACAAGGACGGCGTGACCGAACTCGAGGCGTATGCCTGGGACCTGGAAACCAACACCCTGACTACGCAGCGTTTCACCGTGCACCACAAGCGCGACACCAAGGGCGGTGGTTACGCGCTGACCGATCAGCGCGACATCTATGAACTCGGGGCCAACATGGGCGCACGGCGGATGCGTGCCCGTATCCTGGCTGTGTTGCCGGCCGATATCGTCAAGGCTGCCGAAGAGCGTTGCCGCCTGACCCTGCAGGGCGGTAGTGGTGTCCCCCTCAGCGAACGCGTAAAAACCATGCTGACCAAGTTCGCCCCGTTCGGCATCACACAGAAGCACGTCGAAACGCATCTGGGCAAAAAGCTGATCGACATCATGCCTGACGATATCGTCACTCTGATCGGTATTTACAACTCGGTTAAAGACGGCAACGTCAGCGCCGCCGAAGCCTTCGAAGCCAAAACCGAACAGCCAGTGGTCAAGGAGCCTGAACAGCCGAAGGCTCCTGCAGCTGACGACACAGCCGGCACTACCGGCGCAGCTATCAAAGACCCGGCTCCTACACGCCAACGTCAGACTCGCGCGAAGCCGGCGGACAAGCCAGTCGAACCAGCCGAGCCTGAGACACCGAAAAATGAAGAAAACATCAATATCGTAGATGAGCAGCTGAACAACACCGACCCAGTGATCGAGGATCCGGTGCTCGAAGATCCAGCCACTGAACTCGGCGATATGTTTGGCGCTGATCAACAAACCCAAGACACAGATCCAGACGCTGAAACAGACGACGACGACGCACCGTTCTAACCAACTCCATTTATTACCAGCACCGTCGGGCATCGTGCCCGGCGGCCGCAGAGGAACACCAGCATGTTAGCGAGAATCGAAAATTTCCGAGGGATTCGCCGAGGCGACTTCCAGATCAAAGGCCTGACCCTGATCGGTGCGGACAACTACGCGGGCAAGTCATCCCTGGCCCAGGCCGTTGGTGCTGCGCTGACCGGGCGCCCGCTCCCGCTCAAAGGCATGACCAAAGCCATGGCCGGCCTGCTGGTGCGCAGCGGCGCAACCAAAGCCTTCGTCGAGGTAGCCACCGACGATAATGAAAGTGTGGTACGGATCAATTGGCCGAAAGCCGAAGTATCAACTGAAGGCCCAACCCCGCCGACAGCCACCGAATGGGCCGCCGGCCTGATCAGCCTTGCGCATATGGACCCGCAGGAACGCAGCGTTGCACTGACTGACTTCCTGCAAGCCGTGCCGAGCAAAGCAGACCTGGCGGCCGAGCTGAAGAAAGCGGAGATCTCTGAAAAGGCCACCGAACAATTGTGGGCGATGATCACCGAGTTTGGCTGGGAGGAATCCGAACGCAAGGCCCGCGACAAAGGCAAAGAGTACAAATTCCAGTGGAAGAACATCACCGGTGAAAACTGGGGGAGCAAAAAAGGCGAGAGCTATGTTCCGGCCGACTGGGATTATGAACTCGACAAGGAAGGGACCAACCTCGAACAGTTGCAGGCCGACGTCGACAATTACAAATCCGAGTTGGAATCGGCGATCGCCGCCAGCGCCGTCGACTTTGCGGAGTATTCCCGCCTGCAAGAACTGGCCGATACCGAGGGTGAGCGTCACCAAGCACTGGACGAAGTCGCCGGCCGCTTGAAGGCAGCCCGTGAGGCTGAAGACCTGGCGAACCAGGCCGTCACCGATAATCCAATGCCGACGGCACTGCCAACCACCGTGGACTGCCCGCACTGCGCCATGGCCGTCATTATCCGCGGCGGCAAGCTGTTCAAGGTCGAGGACACGCTGTCTCCCGAGAAATTCGCCGAGATGCAGACCGCCCACATGGACGCCCGCAATGCAGCGGCCACCGCCCGGGAACTGTCGCAAACCATCGGCGCCGAGCATGGCGCGGCCCAGTCCAAACTGACCGAGGCCAAAGACGCCCAGGCCAAGGTACACGCACTGGATGAGGCGGCTGAAGCCGAAGGTGATAAAACCGAAGTAGACGTGGAAGGCGCCCGCGCCAGCCTGGCAGCCGCCGAAGCGCGCCTGGGATCATTCAAGAAGAAGCACGACGCCGATCGCATCCACGCCGCGATCGAGAAAAACCAACTGGTGGTCGATATCCTGGCCCCCAGCGGTCTGCGTTTGAATGTGCTTTATGCAGCCGTTCGCAAATTCTGCGACGAGTGGGTCAAGCCACTGATCAAGGCATCGGGCTTCCCTTCCGTGGCAATTGACCGCGAGCTGTCGCTGACCCTGGGCGATCGCGTTTACCTGATGCTGTCGGAAGCGGAGAAATACATTGTCCGCGTGGTGCTCCAGACCGCCATGGCGATGAAGCTCGGCGACAAGGTAATGGTGATCGATGCGGCCGACATCCTGATGCGGACCGGGCGTAACAGCCTTGTGAAAATGCTGATCAAGTCGGGCATCGATACCCTGCTGTTTATGTCCCTGGCATCAGTTAGCGAACTGCCAGACCTGGCAAAATCTGGCAAAGGCAATTCTTATTGGATCGAAGATGGGGAGGTTGTCGAGCGCTCGACCGCTACTGCATAACGGGACCATCGGGCGCCAGGACGTCGGCGCCCGATCTGCCAATGGATGAAAACACCCAGGTAGTCGTGCCCGCAGAATTGGGTGTTTCCAACAGAGCAAGGGGAACTCCGTGGCTCATAGAAAGTTGAAGGACCTGGCCGTAAAGGTTGGGGAGTACGAATCACAAGGCGAAAAGAAGAGCAGATGGCACAACGTAGGCGCGCTGATGGATGATGGTAACGGTGGCCAGTACTTGATGCTCGATCGTTATTTCAATCCGGCCGGCGTGCCAAACCCTGAAGGCCGCGCTTCGTTGCTGGTGTCGATGTTTGATCCGAAGGACAACCGGACAGCCGCGCCAGCCACTCAGCAACAGCGTGCACCAGCGCAACGACCTACGCCACAACAACCGCGGCCCCAGGCGCCGCCACAACAGCGACCACCGAATAAAGATGACGATGTGCCGTTCTAGAGTCTACCCACCCGCACAAAGGATGCAACAGATGTCGAACGAATTAAGAGAGCGTTGCATTTACAGCCTGACCTCGCGCGGTTACACGCACAAGGCTGCCAACAGCATTTTCACCGAGATCATGAATGACCTGGCCCACACGCTGCTCGCCGACGGAAAGGCTGTTTTGCCCGGGGTCGGCACCCTGAAAAAGTATCGCCGCAAAGCCCGCAAGGGATATGACATACAGCACGGGACAATGGGCGAGATCCCGGAGACAATCGCTGTGAAGTTCATCCCTGCCAAGCAAATCAAAGACGCTCTGAATTGAACAGCAGCACCATAGAAAAAGGCCCCGAGGGGCCTTTTTTGTTGGCGGTCACATGGCGCAGCCCTCAGGGTTCGTTGTCGATATGCTCAAATCAATACAAGGAACCTGGACTATAGCATCACGGACTGATCTTGCAGACCTTCATCAAATCGCGCACGTAACCCTGCAGGCCGATTATTTGGGCGCGCTGGGTTTTGATTCCGGCGGCAAGACTTGGATAAGCTCGTTCAGCAGAGGCATCAAGTCGGATGGTTCCTGCATCAGATTCGCCGGCGGTGCTGACATCGGAGCCTGGCTTAACTCTGCTGGCGGGGACCCAGTGGGCTTTGATGCGCAGGCGGTAAGTAGCATCAGCGAGGCCAGCAGCCAGGGTTTCGCGTTCGGCATTTGCATTCTTCAGTTCCCCGTCGTAATCGCTGACCCGCTTTTCGGTGTCGGCGGTGAGTTGGCGTTGCAGCTTGGCAGTGGTTTGCAACGATACCACCCGGGCTTCAGCCTGACTTGCACGCTCTTTGAATTGATCACGCTCGAGGCTGATGGTCGCCACTTCGGCGTGTGCCGCATTCAACATCGTGTGCTGCACGAACAAGCCAGCCGCTGCCGCGATCGCAACCCATACCCAGATGGGGACCAGCTTGAACAAGGCAGTCACAGCGTGCACAACTCAGCGGTGGCCTGGCGATCTTCCCACAGGCCTTTGCAATACGGCTGTTCGGTTGAGCAATCAATCTTCTTGCCGTCGCGGGTAATGTAGCGCCAGTTGAGCATGGCCTTGCAGCCTTCCAGCTGCTTGCCCTGATTCAACAGCTTGGCCGTATTCGATCCGGCACATCCAGCATTGCCGACGTTGTAGCAGAACCGCCCAAATGCGGCCCAGGCTGGCTCGCTCATCGGAACCTTGACCGTGTTATGGGCGAACGTCAGGCGCCGGCCAATCTCTGACTGGCGCCAGGTGTCGCACTGCTCTTTGGTCATGGTGGTGGTGGCCGTGACACCGGCGGTTTTGCCGTCGCAGACCGTCCAAACCCGGGCGCCATCCTGGTAGGCCTTCAGCTCATATCGGCCGCCACTCTCACGCTCCATCGTGAGCTGGTCCAAGATCGCCGGAGCACCGGCACCGGCGGCCACCAGGGCCAGCACGGCACCACTCAGCCAGGACTTACGGTTGTTTTTCAGTGGCAGCGGCATTGTCGTCACTCGCGGTGGCTTCACGGGCTTTTGGCTGATAGATGAAACGAGCGATCAAAGCGATGGCCAGGGCCACGCGGTAAATCGTCAGGTCCATTGTTTCTGGTGCGTAATCGATGAATGAGCTGATCAGCTCCGGCAGAAACTGCAACAGCAACAGCGCCTGCACACTGGTGAAGCGCCATGCTTCACGCCATTCCGGAATAATTTTCATCAGCTGCCACCGCCCTTCTTGTTTTGCCATTGGTCAAGGACCCAGAACAGGAATACCGCTACCGCGGCCAGTGTCGGGGCCTTATCGATCAGCCAACCCAGCGCACCGCGCAAGGCTTTCTGGTTGTTGTGCCAGGTCATCAGGATGTCGAGCATGGATTGCTGCCTACTGAGCAGGTTCTGCATTTCCACGATCGATTCAGTGACGTCGGAGACTTTCGTATCCAGCTTCACCATCTCCTGAAAGTTATCGGTCAGACGACGGTGCAGATGCACCACCTCTTTGATCAGGTTGGAGTTATTGACGACTTCGCGACGCAGGGACTCCATGTCCGATTCGGCATGGCCTACGTGCTCTTGATGGTCTTCAGGCACTGTCGTGTCCTCACTACGGTATACAACAATGCTAACGGCACGACCTTCATGGCCGTATCGAAAACGAATCCATCCATTCGTCCGACTGCGGACAGGTAAATCCCGCTATCGACGGCACATGCCACCAGCACGGATGACAACATCCGTTTGAGCACAGAGGGTTGTTGCGACTGTGAAAATATCGCCCAACCAAACGTCAGCCCTATCAGGAATCCGCTCGAAGAGGCGTAGGGATTATCTGAGGCAGACCAGATGATCAGAACCAGCAACCCCATCGGGATCAACACCAGGTAATCACCGATAAGGGTCTGCAAATAATCCCTAGCGATGTACACGCCGCCCACCAGGAACAGCTGACCAATGTGCCAAGATCGCGATTCGAAAGGCTCCATGTTGCACACCAGGGCCATACCCAGCATCAGGCATAGCACCATCACCGTGCGCATGCTGTCACGGGTGATCATGCGAATACCGCCTTGCGCGTTACGGACGCATGCAGAGTATTCGGGCAGAACCGCCAAGACTCCTGAAAGCCCAGCGCCGCGGCCAGTGCTTCGGAACAGAACCACTTGGACTGGCTGCCGGAGAAAGGCCGCCACAGAAAGCCAACAAGGCCCAGCGTGTCGTATTTTTTGCCATTGTGTTCGGCAAACCAAGCGACGGCGGTGGCCTCTTCATCTGGAGACAAGGCCATCGGCACAATTACCCAGTGCGCCGGATCCAGTTCGATCATTTTCCGGCGGACACCGCCATCCATGAACGACGACGACCAGCACTCGGCAAACCCCTTGTCGTCATACCCGACAATCAGCTCGCAGTGCGAGAACGGACCACGAGTCCACCAGGCGGTGAGGATGTTGAACAGCCTGGTTTTACCTCGATAGAAAGCGAGCTGCATGACGGGTTACTCCTGGTAGAACGCAGGCCAGCCAGTGGAAAAATCGTATTCGCTCGGAACGGCTGAGGCTTCCATGGCAAGGCGGTGTTCGGTTGCCTTGGCGAACAGCGTCTGATCAAGCGTCGCAGTGGCGGTGAAAATCTGCATGGCCAGGGTCGGCGTCATCAACGCAAACTCTTCGCCCATGCTTTTCCACTGGATACCGGCCGGCATGTTGGCACCCATGATCACCAGAGCCAGTTGCTGGATACGGCTGGCGTCGTCGGAGTGGAACCAAATGTTTCCGACCTTGACGCCGAGGGCTTTGCGGCGATCACGCTCAGCTTTGATCTGCAACCAGATTTGATCGGCCGTCGGCAATGCTTGATCGGCGAGAAAAGGAAAACCATCCTCGCCCCAGCTAATCACCTTACCTTCTGACTGACCGGCCATCAGCGCTGCATGCAGGCCTTCAGGCAACTCGACCACATCCTCCGGCATCGAAGTGTGGATTTCTGGATCGTAAAAACCGCCGGTAGATTTTGAGCCGAACATGGTCTTTTCCTTTGAATGTGATCATCGATGTCGACGAATCGACTGCAAGTGAATCGTGAAATCACGACAAGATTTTATGAATCAGTAGCCGATAGCAATCCAGCGGACTCCTGAGCCCGTCGTTCCAGTTCCAGTAAAGAAAGTCATCCCTGTGTTAGTAACAGAACTGAAACCAACGTTGTTGTATTGCGCCGCATCACCTGAAAGCTTTCCGCCATATCCTGTTGTTAAAACGCCATTTGGGAATGCAAGCTGAAAGGTAATTGCAATTGACGTAGTGACGCTTCCTGTAGTGCCCCATTGAATAATCAATCCGCTCGGAAGCTTCTGATAACCACTCGTTGTCAACGATGAAGCAAACTCATCCGCAAACTTCTGCATGGTCGCCAGCACGTTGCTGCGCACACCGGTAGTCGGGTTAACGGTCCCGCTCAACGTACCGTCGGCATTCAGGACGAGGCGATCAGCGCCATTCAGCTGCAATGCGCCGACAGCGCCGCCAGCATCGGCCCTCAGGGAAACAGACATAGATTTTTCTCCTCAGTAGCCGATGGCGATCCATTGGGCAGGTTGCGGTGAGCCGCCAGCAAAAAATACGGTCATTTGCGAAACTGCCGTTCCTGAACCTACGTTCGTAGCAAATGTTGCTGCGCTAATTGCAGCTGCCGCCCAAAAACCAGCAATCGCCGACAAGGCCTTATTTGGAAAGGCAATTGGGAATGTAACTGACACACTACTGCCAGGATTTATGCCTCCAGTAGTACCCCACTGAATGATCAGTCCACCAGGAAGCTTTTGATACCCTTGGGTGCCATACGACCGAACCAACTGTGGAAAATCAACCTCGCCCAAGGCGTTGATGGTCAAAATGTCTTGCGTAGTCGCACCGGCCACCCCGCGCGCCAACTTCATCGTGCCGTCCGCCGCCGAGGCGTCAAACGTGAAGTTCTGCGTAGCGGTACCAGACAGCCCGAGCTGGACCCGGTTTGTTTTGAGTGTGCTCATGATGGGTCCTTAATAGCCGATGGCAATCCAGCGGGAGTTGCCAGATGAGTTGACTCCACTGTTCGCGTGGTTCGCAATAAACTGGACAGCTGTTACAGTCGACAACTCGACCTCATCAGCACCGCCAGTAGTACCATTGGCCGTAGCAACAACAGAAAAACATGCTGTAGGGAATGCGATCGGGAACACTGTAGTAACAGTACCCCCGGTACCAGTTAATCCCCATTGAATAATCAATCCACTTGGTAACTTCTGCCAGCCGTTGGTAGCCAGCAAAGAACCAAACTCATCTGCAAACTTCTTCATCGTGGCGACCAACTCCGTCCGGTCACCAGTCGCAGGCGAGGCCGCCAGCAGCGACCCAGTCGGCAACGTCATCGGCCCAGTGCCAGGAAGTGTAAGACTCATCTGAAGCTCCTTAAACCACGGTCCAGACAGCGCCGGATGCAACCGTGACTGTCTTGCCGCTGGCAATGGTGATAGGGCCGGCAGTCATGGCATTCTGCGTACCGGTAACGGTGTAGTCGTTGTTGATGGTCTGATCGTTCAGATAGAACACCGCGTCGGTGCCGCCACCCGTTGCACCGCCCAAGGAACCCCAGGCCGCACCGTTGTTGCCTTCGAATCTGGACGTGTCGCTGTTGTAACGCAGCTTGCCCGCACCGTTGCTCGGGCGTTGCACGATGGTGCCGACAGGGAGCTCCGCAGCACCGGTGTTCGAATCCTTCTGGACCGTCGTACCAAGCGCAGCGCGAGAGGTGTCCGTCGGATGGACATGGTCCTCACGAGCAACGTCGGTCGATGTGCCAACGGCGGCAACACCATCCATCAGCGGAACTGCATCGGCTAGCGAACTTTCAGCTGCAACCCCAAGCTGACGAGTCCAGTTGGCTGGGTTAAAGGCTCCAGGACTGATCGAGGTATTGGCCTGCCAGATGTTCTTCTGGTAGATCACCTGCTGGCCGCCGGAATAACTGCTACCAGCACTGAATGCGGCAGTGCCTGTACCTTTCAGCGCATTCAGTGCGTCGACCTGGGCCTTCAGCCAGGTGGTCCGGTTCGCCAAGCCCTTGGCCTGCAGGTTGGAGATCCCGTTGACGCCACCAATCACCGCATCGACAAGTTCGATTTGGTAAATGCCAGCGTCATACGCGGCTGATTCTGGAAGGTTCGCCATTTACCAGCCCCTTAAAAGTTGATGCGCCAGGTGCCCGCAAGCGAAAGATCGGAATCTTTCACAATGGCACCGGCACGGGTTTTTCGAGCAAAAAGCACATCACCAGCGGTGAACAGGCCGAATTCCAGGATGGACAGGCCATTGGCTTCTGACGTGCTCAGGGCAAAGGCGTATTGCACAGAGTTGGTCGCCGGGTAGGTGACAGCCCCCAGCGCATTAACATAGGCCCCTGTCAGCGATGTATTCCCCGCAGATGGAGCCGTACCCGAGGTGCCCCAGCCCATTTTGGTCAGCGACCGGTTGGTCACATCGCCGCCGATCAACCTGGCCAGCTGTTGTTTGGAAAGGTCAACGACCAGGTTGTTGTCTTCGTAGACCTCAACCAGCACGCCTTTGCGGTAAATGTTCAGCGTGAAAATTCCGACCGGCCGATACTCGGGGTCGCCGTAATTCACGTCGTCAATGAGTTGGATCATGGGGGGATGCCCTCCTTTAATGACAGGAGGGTAATGTCACGACCGACTACAGCGTTTCAGTGGTGGTTACGCCGCTGTTGTAATAGGCCAGACGACCTACCCCGCCATGCGTTCGCGCGCCGTTATACGTGTGGACACTCAGCGACTCTATTACCAGGTCACCATCCACTGGCATGACTGCGCTCTCGACCAATGACAACGTGGCAGAAAGTGCCATGGAATCAGTCTGAGCATCGACCGAATCGATCAGTGTCACTTCACCGGCAAAACTCAGGCTTTCGGTAAAGTTGTAGGTGGCGTTGTCGACCAGCTGACCAGATTGCAACAATATCTGCCGCAGGTGCGTGCCGGCCGATCGAAACTGGTCAATGATGCCGAGCACACGCGCAGTGAACGGGGCAATGTCCTCAGACCCTTCCAGGTCGAAAGCATATTCCACGTCGAAAAGGTTGCGCTGATATTTGCTCGTCGCGTTATACAGCCTGCTACCGTCATGATCGACCGCACCGTCATAGGCGGTTGAAATATCACCGGGCAACGTAACGTCGGTCACTTTGGACGGTAGGCCCCCAGTGGCCTGACTGATGGCAATCTCGATCGCCTTGTTGTTGTTCCGCGGGCGGATCACCTCATAGATGATTCGCGGACCGTAAACCTCATCGGTTTCTTCGTTCTGGCGCTTGACGTTGTAATAGTCGCCGATTTCATCCAGCCACTCATCCTCAGCCGTTGGCACGACCATCTGCCGCAGCATCTGATAGATCTGTTCGCGCGCACGCTTGAGCTCGTAGGCGCTGGCTTCGAGAAACGCCCAGGTCAGAGACGTGTAGGCGTACAGGTGATCGCCATTCGATTGCGCCTGATCACCAGTGCTATCCATCAGCACACGCGCGCCGAGCGTCGATGCCGTGCCGGAAATTTGGAACGGCACCGAATACCCGGGCAACGCGGAAAAGTGATTCGCCAGCTGCGCCAGGTTGTAGTCAGCCAGTTCAACCACCTGGCTATCACCCGATCCGCCCGTCACGGTAGTAGTCAGCACCGCATCTTCAATGGTCCAGACCATGCCGCCGTCATAACTGATACGCAGCGCCATGAACTGCACCGGATCGCGACTGAATGCCCGATTCAGGTAGCCAAGAAGTTTTTGAGTCAGCTTCATGCTGTTAGACCCCCGCTGTCAGCGTGACGACACCCGGCATGATTTTCTCAGAAGCGCTCGGAGCCAGGTCGGAAGTCGGCGCCGCCAGCACCAGGTTGTAAACGCCAGGCACCGCCATGATCCGCTCGATGATTTCGTTCTTCACCGATTTCTCACCGACCTTCAGCGAAAGCAGGTACGAGCGAACCACCGTCGTACAGGCGGCCAAGACGTCAGCACTCTGATACCCAGCCAGGAAGTAGATCGAGCCGGTAACTGCCTGGAGCACTTCGGTCGCAGCGAAGCAATCAACCACTACCCCGGCGGCCTTCCAGCCAGGAATAGGGTTCCCGTCCGCGTCGTAGGACCCATCGATAATCACCTGAGCATTGTCCACCAGCGTCGGCGATGTACCGCCAACCCCGTTGTGGATGTACACCTCGACATAACCCGGATCATTAGCGACCGGATCCACTTCGTAGGGTTCGATGATGCCGATGAACACCACGCGCTCGATGATGATCCCGTTAACATCAGTGACCACCGCTGTGCTGGCGCCGTAGCGAATTGCCGCCAAGGTGCCGCGCTGTAGCGTACTGATGAAGCCCTGAAAACGCAGCTTGCGCTCGTCGTCTGTTTCAACATCCCGGCCGCCAGAAAATGGCGTCAGGTTGGAAACTCCGGAAATTCCGGAAATCGCCCCGATCAGCACCAGGATGGTATTCGCGTCGCAGTTTGTATCGGAGCCAACCGTGTCAGCCACGCCGGCCACAGATACCTGTGCTTCACCAACCTCCAGGAATACATCGCGAATGGTCCGGTAAATCTTGTTGGTGGTCGGATTTTTAACCAGCGTGCCTGTGGCAATCAGGATTGGCGCAGCATGGCCACCGCTGGCGTAGAAAGTCAGCACGCCGTTAGCAGCCGAGGCCGGCAGCAACGGGAATTCGAACGTGTTGTAGGTCGCGACCGGAATGGCTTCCTTCAGGCCGTGGAACATCTCCTGGTAAAGCTGGTCCAGCTCGGAGGCCGGCGCCTCAATCAGCGTGCGCGCCACCGACCCGACGTTGAAGTCGGTAATCTTTTTGGTGCTCGCCCGCATCAGATTGATCATCGATGCGGTAATCGAGACGAAGTCCTTTATTTGAAACGCCACGTTAGATCCCCACTTCGATTTTCATTGAGCGCCCAATGATGGGCAACACGTCAGCGGTGCCCTGGATCTGATCGCCGACTACATTAGCGACCACGCTGGTGACTTCCTGGACGCGCGGATCAGCCTTTAAGGTGGCTGCCACGTACTTGGCCGCCAGCGTGGCAGCCGTTGGGCCATTCACCGTGCCAATCAGCGCCCGGTGCAGCGAGCCGTATTCCGGATGCCACAGCAGCTCACCGCGCTCCACATCCACACGGTGCTCGAGTGCTTGCTTCAGGTTTGCACGGCCGTCGAATATGACGAAGTCGCCACCCTCATCGGCCGACAGGTCACCATCGATCAGCCCCATGTCGAGCTGATAGATCTCATCAGGATCAGTGGAATCAGACGCCTCAGAAATCTTGCTCTGTGCTGGGACAACGATTTGTTTCCCAGACAGCACAACTCGATCGGAAGCGAGCGATGCATCGTCAGTAATGTAGGGCGGCAGCAGGTTATTGATGTTGGCCAGGTCCGGCCAGCGATCGGCATTGCCCAGCTCGCGCGCGGCAACCCGCTGCAAGGTGTCGCCATACAGCGTATCGACCAGGCGGTAGCCAATCAGAGGACGGTCAAATTCACTCATGCTGTAGCCTCGACAACAACCGTCCCGTCATTGACCGAGCGAATATTGGATTCCATATCCATCGTCGGCGTTGCCGAAAGCACGTCCATACCAACCAGCAGCTTCATGGCGCTGCGTGCTTCAGGTGTTTGCGTGATCGGCGTGCTGGCGCTCGGTGCCAACTTGTAGAAAGGGTTCTCGAAGCGCAGCGGCGACAGTGGACGCCCGCCGGAAATCGAGGAACAGTTGCTCGCACCGTACCAGTCGGAATAATTCGGGTATTTCTTGCCGCCGCCGAAAGCGTTTTTCAGCAAGCACAAGGCATAAGTGAAGGCGCCGCCGATTTCCATGATCCTGGATTTGACGAACGTGCCAAGGGACTGGACCGAGGCCACGCTCGCCATGATGTTGCGGCCGGCCTGGGCCAGGTCAGTGGCGATCGACATCAAAGGTCCGGCCACCTCATCAAACGATCCCTTCAAGGAGCTGATCGTCTCGACCGTTACCGCCAGCACGTTGGCCGTCAGGTTCATGAAGGAACGAACCGCGGCGCCGATCGTACCGTTGATGAAGTTGCCCACGGTGGTGGCGAAGTTGCGGATACGGCCCAGGATCTCCCGGAGCGTTTTCAGCGCCTCGGGAACGGCCACGTCACCCGGCAAGATCACTGGCGGCCTGAGTTTGTCCTTGAGCTCCACCAGGTCTTCTGACAGCACCAGCATGCTGATCTGGTATTGCATCAGCAGCGGGCTCTGTTTGTTACGACGCAGCGTGAAGGCCATCGGGGCCACCACGTACACGAAGTCGTCGAGCAGATCGGCAAAGATCAGCTGAATCAGCTCAGGGTCACGCCCGGCAGCAATCGCTAGACGGCGTTTCTCATGCCAGCTCTTGAACACGGTGTTGTTCAGTGTCTTGAACGCCTCGACCCCATCCTCCAGATAACTGCCACGCCAGCCGGTATGACCGTTGATGTTCACCTGGCGAATGCCTGGCCCCCAGTTATCCAGCCAGGCCCCGCCGAGCGTCTGCTGCACAGTGGCGCGCGACGGCTCCACCCGCGTCAGATCAGCTGGGCGGATGTTCAGTGGGACGCTGGTCAGGTCGTTGCCATTGCTCAGATCCTGGAGCAGGAAGCTGATCGGGCGAACGGCTGATTTCTGGGACGATGGTGTGCTCATGACAGGATGGTGCTGTCACGACAAGCGGTGCAATTACTTTGTATGTGCAGTTGCAAAGATATACATCTGCGACTATATTTAAGTTGTAGGTAAGAAGAACGACGCGGAGGAAGAAGAGATGAGCAACTACAAAATGTGCGACGGTTCGAAGCTAGATCACAAGAAAACAAAGGTTGGTGGCGAGTTCGTATACCGGGGCTACACGCTGACTAAGGATCGGATTTTGGGTTACACCACCAAGGAAGACAAAAGCCTGTTTGCTCATCGCGAAGTTAGCTTACTTCTGACCATCAACGCTCGTCTCGACGCCTAATCTACCCGCCCGGGAAACCGGGCTCTTCACTGGAACGAACAACGGAGCAAGACGAGATGACAGGCAAGAAATGGTTTTACTGGCTCGGCAAACTTCACGGGGGCCGCAAGCTTCAACGAGAGTCACGCCAATGGCCTACGTTTGCGCAAGAGGCGTATGGACGTGGTTGGTACGACGGCTTCAACCAAGTCAGTATTTCTGACTAACCAACCCCGCCCACCTCAAGCCCCTTAACTGGGGCTTTGCCAGTACCACCACGTAGGATCTGAAATGCTCGATCGCCGCCACAGCCACGGAGTACGAACCACGGATATTTCCCTGGGCTACATCCGCATGCTGGAGCCGCAGTTCGTGGTAGTTCAGTGGTACATGTTCGGCGACCACGGAGACTTCTGCCCGGTCGAATTCAGGTAAACAGCAGACCATAAGGATACGCATCATGAAATCGCAAGCCACCCGCAACACCGTGATCGAAGCTCGCCGCCAGCGTAAATTGGCCATCCTGACTGCCCCGTTCGCAATCGTCAGCGTTATCCTTGCAGCCTTCGCCCTGGTGAGCATGGTTACACCAGCTCAGGCCTCCGACGATGTCGAAGCCTACCGCGTTGCCGCCGACACTTTTTATTGCCCTCAGCCGCAGACGACCATGGCCGCCAAGGCGCGCATTCTCGAAGACGACTACCAGGGTTATCTGCAGGTGGTGACTGATGGGAATTGCGGTGAAGCCCCAGAAGGCTTTGTGGTGGCAGTCACGGAAATACATGACGGCACCTCCCGCGGCCTGATGCGCGACACGGAGAACCAGGTGGTCGACGGCTATTTCCTGACGCCACTGCTGAAACCGGCGCCTGACCTGATGCCAGCTGCATCAGCTACCGTACTGACGAAAACCGTGTTTATGTGCCGTGAGGCGATCGCCGCCGAGCTGTATCAGTCAAGGCTGGATATTGGTGACTCTCAGGGGGCAAAGATGCTGATCGACGAGAATGGCTGTGCGGCAGTGTTTGCCGGTGACATGGTCACCGTGACCGGGGAACCGAACAACAAGGTTTATGCTGTCGAGGCTCCCGTGGGCGGTCAGGTGGTACCGGGCTTTATCCCACAAGCCCAATTCCGTTAGGGGTTTGGCACCGCAGTTTTTCCAGGAATCAGCGCGCCAGTACCGTGGTCATGGGTGTCGCCAACGTTTTTAGTATTGTGCTTGAGCGTGGCGCTGTTGATCTGCACGGAAGAACTGCTAGTGGCCTCGATCGTATTGGCCACCAGCGTATCGGAACCGGTAACGTTCTTCATTGCGTTGCCAGCCACGATCAGCGCGTAATTACCACCGACGTTCTGTGTGTAGTTACCGGCATGGCCCAGCGTTACATTGCCGGCCGGATCAATATCCAGGCTTGCCACCTCCGCACCCGCATTACGCACTGATAAATGCACATGCACGGCCTTATCGGTGTTGTTGGCGATTGCCCACTTTCCATCAAAATCCTGCCCGGTCAGATCCTCATGCTCTGGCCCAGTGCCGATGCGCAGATAGGTACCTGACGGATGGAACATTTCATAGTTGCCGTCATTGTCCGTCGTCGTGTACACGTCCGAGGCGTGTCGGTCCACCTTGAAGTTCTGTCGGTCGAACAGCATCTGGCAGACCTGAGGAAACAGGAAGCCAATCACCACCGGCAGATTCTTGTAATAGGCGACACAGGCGATCACCTCACGTTCGCCGATCCTGTTCGGGTCCCACTGATCTTGCCCGGCCGCCGGCTGATCCGGCTGCACCAGGTTGACCAGTCCAGTATCGCCGCCAGCAGACCCCGCCAGCACCTGAACAGACGGCACACGGTCGCCGGTATCCATGAACAGTAGGTCGACGGCATGGCCACCAGGGACCACACGCATCACTTTCGCCAAACTGATGCCGTCGTTCATTCGACACTCCTGTACACGCCATCACCATTCAGCTCAGAAAGGTATGGCGACTGCAAGCCGTTGCCACGTTTGGCTCGCTCGATGAATCCGGTGCCGCGCTCGAACGTCACCGTGGTGATGAAGGAACGAAACGGCATGAATGAGTGTTCAACCCGAGTCAGGTAATAGTCAGCGTACATGTTGCCACGCCACACGCGCAGGTACATGCCAGCTTTGATCTGCTCATTGCCCTTGAGCACCATCTGCCCGCTTTCGAACACGACGTTGTCACGGTTGTTGGCCACCAGGATCGCACGGCGCTCATCAAGCCATGATTGCAATGCACCCTTTCCGGCCAGGATCTCCTGTTCTTTCTGCGAATCGAAACGGCCACCCTGATTGGTCTGCACCTGCATCATGCGCAGACCGTAGAGCCATGGCGCGCTGTTGCGGTAGTTCTCAATAAAGTAGGTTTCCGGATTCAGGCCGGCCGCTTGCAGGCGCAGCGTCTCGCCCTGGATCAGCGAGAACGATGGGTTGTCGACCCAGAAGTAGTTAGCCAGGTTGGCATCCGATCGGCCTGTGTTGATGCTGATCACGTCGATGTCGGTGATCTCGATGGTGACGATCCCCAGGCCCTGCACAAATCCTTCACCATCCGGCGGCTCGTAAGGATCAATCGGCGGATTCACCAGGTCATTGCCTGGTGTGAAAAACGGATTTGGCCGGTAGACGATCGCCACCCCGTCCTCACGGTCTTCCATATAGAGCTCATTCCACGGACCGACGTCGCCGTAGTGGCAAAGCATTTGGTACAGCGTGCCGCCGGAGAAGCTGTTTACGCCAAAGGCCGATACGCGCGCATCTGGAACCGTCAGGTCGAACACTTCGATGTCACGCACAGGACTGTTGCTGTCGCCCATTTCATCGAAGCCCATGCCCGAGTTGGTGCGCATGTTGGTGGTGAACGAATTCAGCACGCTCTGCACCACCTCATAAATGAACTGGTTTGGCGTGAAATCGACGTTCGAGTTGACCCCGTAGTTCTGGGCAAATTTCAGCGTGGTCAACAACTCTTGACCCAACACGTAGTTCGCCAGGTAGCGAATCTGAATGATTTGCCACAGCTTGCCGTAGTCCATACCGCTGATGCTGATCGAGCGCTGAGGCCTTCCGCTAGGATCGATACTTTCCATCCGCCGCGGTGACGTAACGAAGCCACGCATGATGATCGGTAACTGTTCGGCCAGGCCCTGGTACTCGGCCACCACCCCAGGACTGGTCGGCGCGTGCGCCATGCGGATCTCAATTACATCCATCGGCTCGATGAGCCCGTACAGGGATTCCATCTGCGCGTTGTCGCCATTGAAAATCTTATCTGCCAACGTGACAGTGAAGCTGCCGGCCGGCTCGCGCACACCCTTCGCTGTACGCACACCGCCGGACTCGCCCAGGTAAGGCGTGAGGTCGATTCGATTCTGTACGCCCTTGAATCGACCTGAGGCCGGGGATTCACTGCCCAACCCATCACCACCCGCCACATATTCACGGGCAACGTTCTTCAGCAGTAGAACGCTGATTTTCGGCTCATGAACTGGAATCGGTGTTCTGTTATTTCTCATCTGCGAGCCCCGGCAGCCATTGGAAGGGAGAACGTGGTCTGGTGAGGCTCGATATCGCCTACCTTGCCCTGACCATCGATGCCGTGCAGCGTACCATTTAAGCTCAGCTCCACGCGCACAGGTTCTGCGCTTCCAGATGCAGAACTGCCGCCTGGCATATTCCCCGTCAGGCCATCAGCCATGCCGAGGTAATCACGGGTTTCAGCATATGGAGCCTGCTTGCCGCTCGCCACGTCGGCACCGGCTTTGCTGCCACCGTTGTAGTGGGCCATCATGGCCTGCTCATTCCAGTTGTACTGCTTACCGAGGTCGTCGATAAACTTCGACATCCCGCCGGCAGCGTCCTCAAGATTGTTCGGATCTTGAACACCGTAGGCCGTTGAGGTATCGGGCATGATCTGGAACGGACCCGCGGCGCCCTTCGGACTGGATGCCGAGTAGTTCAGCTTGCCAAAGCCACGGTTTTCGATGGCCAGTAAGCGTTTCATCATGCTCAGTTTGCGCGGATCACCACCGGCAGCTTTCTCGAGCGTCTTCAGTTCATCAGCGGTAAATTTCACCTTACCGACCTGCGCCCCGCCATCGCTAGATGCACTTTCATCCATCGGACCAAGGTCAAGCGCACCGTTGGCCTCAGATGCCGCACCGCCCGCTGCTGGTGTCGCCGACTGCTGCTGAATCAACTTTTCATAGTCGCCATTTTCCCGAGTGAACTTGTACAGCTCATCGGCCTGCATATCCTTCAGGTTCTTCAGCGCCTGTTCGCGCCGTGGACCGGTGATGCCACGATCGGACAAACTCTGCTCGAGCCGATCCATCTGCCGGCCATGGCCCGCCACCAAATCAACTTTCTGCGCCTGGTACACGCCGAGGCCTTCTTGCAGCTTCATCTTTTTCGCGTAATCAGAATTCGGTGACAGCGCGGTCGCCATCGCCACCACGCCTTCCTGGATGCCGGTGATGACGGGGAGGATCTGGCCGCCAATCTTGGTCAGCGTGTTGTTGAGCTCGGAGACAGCGTCGCGCGTCTCGGTGCCGACGTTCTTTTCCTGCTCGCGCACAGCGACTGCCTTCGCCATGGTCGACCGCAAGTCTTCCATGTTGCCACTGTCGAGGTTTTTCGAGATAGCACCTTTCTCGGTGTCGGTCAGGCGATCGTCCTTCAGCAACTTCGCGGCAATCGATTTCAACTCGCCGTCGTCAGCCGAACCGATCCGCGCCACGTTCTGGATGCCCGAAGCGCTCAAGGTACTGATGTCGTTCCCGATCAACCCCTGCAGGCCGCCCAGCTTCTTGCGATCCATGTTGGAAATGGCCGCGGCTTGCGACAGGCTGTTCAGGCCAAAGTAGTTTTTGGTCGCGTCCAGCTTCGCCATGCTGTTGCCGTATTGCTTGTCCATCTCGCCCATCACCAGCGACAGGTTGTCCTGGCCGGTGAAGTTTGGCGTTTTGATACCGTTGCGCTTGGCATACTCAGCAACCTGAGGCGAGATGCCCGAACCGAACGCACCCTGCTCCATCACAGCCTTGGCCATGATCGGATCAATGCCAGGCATCGCCCGGGAGAGTGCGCCGTAGGTGAAGTTCAAACCAGCTTCACCCATGCCGCCGCCCTGGCGGATAGAACCATCCACCTGCATCAGCATAGAGGCCGCGTTGGCTGGATCCAGGCCTACCCCATGCGTCGAGGTCAACCCGGCCAGGGCACCAGCAAACCCGGCCGCATTTGGCGTCGACAGCGCCAGGCGAGCGACCTGGGCACTGAAGTTGGTCACCGCGGTCAGCACTTCGCCGGCCTTCGCCGTGTTTCCGCCTTTCTCGATGCTTTCCGCAATCATCAGGGCGAACTTGCGCCCATCCTTGTCGTCAGCACCTACCTGACCGAAGTGTCGAGCATTGGCCATGAACCCGACACCTTCGCCGAGTTCCAGGCCATAACCCCGCGCCAGGCCGAAACCGGTGCGCACGTTGCCGCCGATATCGCCACCGGCACCGTTGTTGATCTTCGCGTATTGCTTGGCCAGCGCCGCTGATTCGGTATAGAGCACGCCCAGGCCTTCGCCCGACGAGCGAACCCGCGAACGCAGATCATCAAAGGTTCTGTCCAGATCACCGACACTGCGCAACAGTTGGTCGGTGCTGGTGGATTCCTGGCGTGCCAGGTCCACTGCTCGCCCGGCCATGGCCATGACGCTGGTAATGCCTGCCAGCGCCAGACCGGCGCCAGCTGCCATCTTCAACCCACTCATGCCCGAGGATGCAGCTGCCCGATAGTTTGGCTGGAAGCTCCCATGTCCAGGACTGTTTGCCGCCTGGTAAGGGCTGCCAGGCCTGCCACCATGGCCGCCAATTGGAAATCCCTGCCCGGCAAAGTTGAACACCTGGCGCTTGTAGTTCTCGGCATCACGCTGTCTCAGAAACAGCGTGTGATTATTCGCATGCCAATCCTCGAAGCTGCCGAACTGACGGATCTTCGAACCACCGGAAATACTCCTGTTATTCCGGATCCGGTCGAAGTTGCGCAGAAACTCCTCAGCCTGTTTTGGATTGATCGCCCGTCCCATCTCCACGGAGAGAGTTTTGGCGATCGCCTCGAGCCGCTTCAGATTGTCGCCGGCTTTTTTGGCTGCGTCGTCGATCTGCTTGACGCTGTCGACGACCTTGCGGGCGCCTTTCTCCACCTGGCCAAGGCCGGATGTCGCGCCGCTGGAGTCGGCGTTTACACCAATGCGAATGTCATTGCTCAAGGTCTATAAGCTCCCATTCTTCTGGCGGAATTTGTGCCGCCGCAGCTTCGGCTTCTGCATTGATGCGTTCAACCTCGGCCGCCATGTCGAAGTCTTCATCCTCGACCTCATCCTGGATGCCTTTCTCTGCATACTGATGCGCCCAATATTCAGCCATGATCTGATCAGGTGTCAGCTCAAGGTAGCGTGGATCATTCGGCGGCAGATTGTACTTCCGACGGAACCAAAACCCCATCGTCTGGTACATCAGTTTTGCTTGGCGCTTTGCTTGCTTTTCGGAGGTGCGGGCGAAACTCATCCTCCTTAGCGCGGAGCTGGTTAAATACCCGTTCGATCTGGACGAAAGTTTCCTCATCCAGCGGGTCGAGCTCTTCAATGTCCCAACCCTTCGGCGCCTTAACCATCAGCACCCGCAGGGCTGAAAGATAGGTTGCCAGGTTGAATAGCCATACAGTGGCCTGGACACCCTCGGTGATACGTGCGTATTCGACCTGGATCCGCAATTCATCGGCCAGCTTGCGATAGCCGAACATGAACGTGCCGATACCTTCGACGACTACCGGGAAATCGCTGCTGCTTTCAATACGCATGGAGTAATCCTTTTTATCACTCATGGAAAAACGGCCCCGTAGGGCCGTTCAGATCAGGTGGCCGACGGTTAACCGCCGAAACCAGTAACGTCAAGCGCGTTGAACGTGGCGTTGGCCATGACAATCGCATGCTTCGACACTTCCATCGAGCCGGAAGCGTAGGAGCAGCTGATGTACTTGCGCAACTGAGTGCCGTCATCCTTGGACAGCGCCACGATGTCGAACACCAGGCCGCGCAGCATATCGTCACCGTTCTCGGCACCGATACCGGCATCACGCAGCGACCCACGGTTCAACACCATGGCCGACACGTTAAGCGAGTGTCGCGCCATGGTCGGCACGTATTCGGCGACGTGAATGTCACCGATACCGCTGGCCGGCTCAGGCGCGTAATCGTCGCTCATGCCGACGCTTTGCACCAGGCCAACCTGTTTGCCGTCGAACAGCACGACAATCCGGTTGCCGGTGCGCGTTTGAAGGTTCTCTCTGGACATTTTCTACGCCCCTTACGCGGTTGCGCTGCCGCTGAACGGCACCGCGAAGATGGTGACAGGAATGTAGTTCACCGGAATGACTGGGCTGCACTGGAACTCAACGCGCAGAACGTCGCCCTCGATGGACACCGTGATGTTTTTGTAAGCTGGGTTCTCGGCATCACCTGCCAGCACGCCAGGACCCTGAGGTTCCGACATGGCCAGTTGGCGCAGCGTGCTTTCGACGATCGTCAGGGCGCGAGCCATGGTGATCGGGTTGGCCTTTTCACCACGCAACACGTCCAGCGCGTTGCGCACGTTCCGCGAGGTGAAGTCCAGCGCCACACCGACCGATTGCTCGACGCGGTTGTAGTTGTCGTTGATCAGCCAAGTGCTGATCGACTGCACAACCTTGAAGCCGGTCGCCACGTCCTCGACGCAGAGCACGCCGCCAGTGATCAGGCGATCAGTGTCGGTTGGGTTGCGCAGCTTGCGTTCCAGGCCGCGAACCTTCAGCGCTTTGTTGGTCATCGCGGTACCCGGGTTGGTGCCGCAGAACGCGCCACCGATTTGGGCCGCCAGGATGTACGGAGGGAACAACGTCAAGGCGCCATCGGCGTCATAGTCGTGGAAACCCAGGTGAACCAGCGAGGTACGATCGCTGTTCAGCGCTTTGGCCGCGGCAATCGCTTGATCATCGGTGGTGCCCAGGGCCATGCCACAGATCGAACGACGCTCCATGCGAGCAATGTTCGACATGTAGGCGCAGTGGGAGTCGGTCATGGCGTGAATCGACGGATCGGCACTCAGAGGAGTTACCCACTGGACATCCTCAGCCTGGAGCACTTCGTCGAAGGCATCCGACCATTCCTGGTTAGTCACCACACCATCCGAACCACCAGACAGGTAGGTCCAGTTGATGTTCGCCGGAGGCTTGCCAACACCCGCTACACGCTCGGCATCGACGAACCCTTCAGCACTGCCGTTGATGTAATCAACGAAGGCCTGGAGGTCAGCCTGTACGGTGTAGGCCGCCGTTTTGATGTCCTGGACACTGATGTAATCCAGACCATTGAGCGCCGGCTTGTTGGCATTGCCATCGAGCACGGTTGCACTGAAGCCGCTTACTGCGTTGATACGATCGACCAGCTCCTGCACCGATTTGTAAGTTGCCAGATCGATGGTAGCCACGGTGGTCCCCGTTGGGGCCTGCAACACCACCGACGTGCCGGTGATGGACATCACGCCACTTGCTGCGCCGCCGACATACTGCACCTGGAGCGCGTCACGGTGGACGTCATCCTGAGAGTAGTAGTCGTTACCGCGCTGGGTTGTGACCTTCAAGCCACGATTGGTGGCTGCCTCGATCTTGAACTTGACCTGGTTGGCCACCAGACCGTAATCGGTCGATTTGAGGTTGACCACCGGCGTCGGCGTCAAGTCGCTCAGCACCAGCGTTGCCTGAGTGGCCGGGTTGACACGCACGAAAATGATGGTCGATGCGGCGCCGGTTTGCGACGACGGATCGAACGCCTTTTCGATGGCGGTCAGGCCCTCACCACCCTGCAGGATATTACGGGCTTCAGAAGGACTGCCGAAGCGCAATGCAGTATTGGGCTTGCCCGCCACCGATCGGCCGACGATCGCCTGAACGTTGGCGACCGACAGGCCGCGGTTGAACATAGCGGAATCATCCACCACGCTCATGGTCGCCGGCGAAACCCACAACCGGCCATTAAAGAAAACAGGCATTTGTTAGACCCTCACGCAGGTTTTTTGATGAAGGCCTCGTAGCGCGCGGAGAATGCGGCTACGGTGTCCTTGATGGTGCCATTGGCCTTTTCGGTGTGATGGAACCCACCGATCAGGGCGACACGTTTGTCTTTGCTCGACAGCTGCGTGCAAAACTCGTCGAGGGTCAGCGGAAAACCGCTCTCGTCGGGCTGGGCCGGAGCGGCTGTATCTTCTTTCTTGCTCATGCGATCACCTTTTGGTGGATTTTGCCGCTCTACGGCACGTTTACAGTTAATTCAACGTCGATGATTTCATCCTGTTTGCTGACGATCTGAACCGGTGCCACACAGGAGAAACTGCCAACGCTTTTGTAAATAACGGTGTTCTTTTCGCCGTGCGGCTCTTCGGTGTCAGACTGGCTCAGGTCGATCTGAATCATCCCAACGCTGTCGAATACCGGAAGGTTGGCGATAAGCACACGGCGAATGGCTTGCCGCAGTGATGCCCGTTCGATCGCGTTCTGCGACCAGCCGATAATGTCCAGGCGTACACGGGACAACCAGCCTTCACCGACTTCCCAGTCATCACCATCAAACTCATCTGGCGCCAGCGTTTCGCCTATACCGCGCCCGTCAGAACCATCCGACGACAAATGTACTGTCACGACAGGCCATGCAATTTCTTTCTGAAATGGGAACGCTGGGAGCACTGGAATGCGGTTGTTCGGGTGCTTGAGTTTGCCGCGCTGGAGCTCGACAAATAGACCCTGATTAAGCCGGTCGAGCACCACGGTTAGGACATCGTCCGTGACCTCCTGGTAGTCAGAGGTCACCGTGACCGGAACTGTCGCCGAGCCGGACCAGGTCGTGGCGGCCAGGTAGTAAACCCGATAGAAATAGGTGCTCGTATTGGTCAGCGCAGTACGATCGACCGCACTGATGGTTTGCTTGCTATCCAGCACAACCAGTGCTGCCGGATCGTCCTGACCTGTAAAGGTGTCCGTAGCTTTACGCAGCAGGCGCCAGCGCGTTGCGCCAGCTGGAGGCGATAGGACAATGCGAACGGCATTGCCAATGGCGAGGGATTGCGCGAATGAGATCATGGGCAGGATGATGCGGTCACGACCTAATCGTGACGCGAACATGGCTACATGGCCTACTTCAACATTAACGTCGATTTGTCCGAACTGATGAACCTTGCCCCGAACCTGAGCAAGGAGATCTTCCCGCGCCTGCACGAGGCTGTCGGCGCTGTCGCTGCAGCGGCCCACCGGGATTGGACGGCCGCGGTGATGAATGCCCCGCTATGGTCGAAGGAACGCCAGGAATACGCACGATCGATCACCTGGGACTATAAAGGTGCATTCTCCGCAGAAGTGGTCGCCACCTACAAGAATGCTGAAGCGATCGAAACCGGGCGCGCAGAACGCGACTTGAAAAAGATGCTGGATACCAGCCTCAAGGTGCGCCGGACTGCCAGCGGCAAGCGATTCCTGATTATCCCCTTCCGCCACAACACGCCAGGAAACAACGCCAGTGGCAATGCAATGCCGTTCGCCGTCTACCAACAGGCGCGCGACCTGGCCAAGTCATTGATCGTTGGCAAAGGCGAGCGCCTGGCCGGACACACCGTGCACCTGATCCCCGGGGCCGGCATGGTGGTCGCTCGCAAGCAACCAGAATTCGCCTCAGATCCGAGCACCAAAGGTCGCGCCATGGTGCCGTCCAGGGATTATCGCTGGGCCGGCGCACTCAAAAGCGGCGACCTGGCCAAGCACGGGAAAGACGTTCAGAACCGGTATGCGGGTATGGTCCGCATGGAATCGAGCTCGGGCGTCGAAAGCCGCAGCTCGTACATGACGTTCAGGGTGATGATGGAAGGCTCTAGCGGCTGGATCATCCCGGCGAAGCCTGGCCTGTTCCTCGCCAAGCAAGTCGCCGAACGCATGACGCCGCTCGCTGAAGAAGTGTTCCATGAAGCGGTGAAGCTGGATCTCGGCGGTTAAGCACCGTTCTCGACACGCCCCAACAGATCGAACTTGCGCAGCACCACTTTGCGCGGCAGGCGTGCGCCCGAATGGTGGGCTCGATCCTGAGGGAAGTCCTGGTAGCAGAAATACTCCGGGAGCCGGCGCCCGGTGATGCTGTACATCATGCCAATCGGTGGCTCGCCGAATGCCCAGGTCAGCGTGCCGTCCTCGGCTACATCGGGAATGCCGCCGTCGACAATCGCCTTGTTCTCATCCAGCCAGAACACACGACGGATCGATACGACGGTAAACCACAGCTTGTCATTGCCGCCACGGGTCAACTCGAAGGAAAACGGCTCCGAACTGTTCAGCATGGTGGCCCGATCGTAATCACCGATATCGTACAGCGGCGAATCACTGGGAATGGTCAGCACCACGTCGCCCGCCTGGAAGCCACCGAAGTCGGCCCACTGGCGCTGGATCTTCATCCCGGCGATGCCCGACATCCCCTGCTGCTCCGCTTCCCAGATGTGCCCGCGGCCTAGGCAGTTCGGGCATTCAGGATCTGCCGAGCCGTAGCCGGCGACCGAGCACGGGCAGACGAACGACGGCCGCCAGCCGAACAGCTGGCCAAGGTCATTCAGGTGGGCATTGAACTCGTCGGGATTGAGGTGCATCACAGGGCTTCACCGTCAGACAGTGGCCGGTGCAGTGGCTGAATATCGGCAACATCGAAACGCTTCGTCATCTGCTCGAAAACCGGCTCGAAACGACCGTCGCCGACGTAGCGCAGCCGCTGGCCATTCATTGTGATTTCTTCACCGATCGCCAGCTGTCGCGCTTCCATTACATAATCACCATGCTGCGAATGCCGTGGATTTCACTCATCAGACCGCCGTTGCTGCCCTTCGGCCCGTTGAGCTCGTAGTCGATCTGGTCCTGGTACTTCGAAGTGTCCGTGCTCATCGATCGCGACAAGCCGTCGGCGCTAATGCTGCCGCTTTGCGGAACGAATGCCCCGAGGATGATCTTGAGGCCGGCCATCATCTTGATCAGGTCGATCAAGTTAGGGTAGTCGTTGAAGACGTCCTTCAGGCCAGCAACATAGGTCACACGGATCATGTGCGGGATGGTTCGACCACCGCCGAGCGCCTGCATGATGTACGCGCCGAGCGGGGCCATGAAGGCCTGAGTCGACGGCACCAGGCGAATATGCCCGTACTTCTTGTCGAGGCGCAGCCAATCATCGGGCACCTTCAAGATCGATTGCGTCGGAGCTGGATAAGCGAACTCCATTTTTTCGACTTCAATGATCGGGCTCTGCCGGGTGATGATGTAACCCCAGCGGTTGTTCACGAAAAAATCAGGATCATAGTCATATGCCGGCTCTTCAGCCCAAGGCATATCGGTCGGCTCCTCGCTCGGATCATGTCCGAACGGCAGAACCTTGGTAGGCTCGAGGAAGACCCGCAGCTTCTGTGCGGCATCCGCTTCGGCGGCCCGGATCTTGTTCCAGATTAAATCATCTGAAAGTGGAACCCCGGCAAGATAGGTGCGAATGGCTGGAGCCAGCCACTCGCGCATCTCCGCAACGATCGTTTCCTTTACGAAGATGGACATAGGCTTACGGCGCCAGACGCGATTGCAGAGTGGCGATGCCCAGGGTTGCGGCAAAGTTGGTGTCGGTCACACCGGCGTCAGCATCAAGCTTGGCGCACAGGGCGTTATGCTTGGTGATCATCTCGTCGAGAAGATTTCCGAGTTTCGTGTATTCAGCGGCGGGCGAGGAGTTGTTAAGCAATTCCTTCGCGTCGCGTGCGTTACGGCCTGCACTGGTACCCATGACTTATTCCTCGCCTTCTGGCTTGCCGTCTTTGTCGGCAGGCGCGGTGGATTCGGTACCAGTGGATTCAGTGCCGGTAGCAGCTTGATCAACTGGAGCGGTTTCTTCGGCAGGTTTTTTGCCTTTGCCAGCTTTCTCAGCGGCCTTTTTTTCTTTGGCTTCCTGCGCGTCGGTTGCTTTCTTGTCCTTGGCAGCCTGGGCATCAGCGGCTTTCTGATCCTTGATGCGCTGAGCCTCGGCCAGTGCTTCAGGATCATCTTCCTTTTTCGCCTTGCCACCTTCGGCCATGAAGCCAGGCACAGACAGGAAAATGGCTGCCAGATCTTCAGGAACCGCATCGACGGAAACCATACCGCCGCCAGCGTCTACCGCAAATTTGATGCCGTTCATCTCCTCGGAGGCGTTCGGCAAAGTGCAACGAATCTTGGTCATCAGGTATCTCCCAGTAAGAACGCCCCGGCTGGGGCGCTCCTATTCTAGCCTACCACCGTAATTAAACGGTGAATGGACGCCAGACTGCGCCGTTTGGCACGATGTTTTTGATCACAACGTGGTGCTTGCGCTTGGCGATCCGCAGGTAGCCGAACATCAGCTGGGCCCAAGGAATTACCGCGCTCACGGTTGGGTACAGCGGGAACTTCAACATCGGCAACAGCTGGCGCCAGTTGATCGCGGAATCGCCTGGGTTGCAGTTGAGGATGTAGGCGCTGGTCGAGCCCGGGATGTCGCGGTTGAGGTCGGTGTACACGGTGCTTGCACCGGTGCGAGCGACACGCGCCATCTGACGGAAGTCAGTGACAGTGTTGGTGCCGTTCTGGCGACCACGGTAGATCACGTAGCCAGTTTCAGCGCCGCCGACCGATTGAGCGATGGTCAGAGCAACCTGTTTGCCCGCTGCTACCGTCACCTGGGAAGTGATAACCCCGGTGGACTGGCCTTTGGCGTTGATGCCAGTAACCAGGTAGTAGTAGTTGCCAGCACGCGCCGCAGTGAACTGGGACGAGGCGTTGTCAACGGTCGCGACCGGGGTCACGCTCGCAGGCTTGAAGGTGTCGTTCGCCACAGCCAGAGCCGAGAAACCAACCTGGAACGGCAGTTGCTGCGCTTCGTCACGGATGAACACGTCCGGCACGGCTGCGATGTTGCCCCAGCTGGTACGGATGCCGGAAACCGGCGAACCCAGCATGATGCTGTTCGGCTGGTTATCCAGCGCTACGCGCCAGGCCGGATCGAGGCCGGTGTCGAAGTCGCTTTGAGTCGACTGGGACATGAACAGGTGAGTCGGCGTACCGAAGTTGCCGTAGCCACTGATGGTGGCGGCCGCTTTGTTGATCAGGTCAACAGAGGCCAGGCTCGCGCCTTGGGCGTCCAGGACGTGATCCGAGCTACCGAGGCTTGCGATCTGCACTTCGATGCCGTCGAACTCGGTGTTAACCACCGAAGAGTCGCCTTCGAAGCACAGGAACTCGGCGTCGGTCAGCAGTTGCTTGGCGCCGTTTTGCTGCTCGACAGCTTCCGAGTCAGCAATGGTGTTTTGCAGCGATTGAACCAGGGTCACTTCGCGACGGGTCATCAGGTACTTCACAGTACCTACGCGACGAGCATAGTCGCCGGTTGCCGCGGCAATGGTGCCGGATTCAGTGTTGGTCGAACCGCCCAGGAAACCACCGACGCCGGACTGTTCAGTCCATTCGTCCACGGTCGCCGTTGCGTTGCCCTTGGCGATCAGGTTGAACAGGCGGAAGTGCTTGTTCTCCTGGATGGTCGCCATCATGGTTTTATCCAGGGACTGGATACGCAGCGCGCCACCACCGGTGAGCGTGGCAACGTCGGTGCCGTAACCGGCTTCGAGCGCTTTACGCAGCTCGGCGACGCTTTCCATTTGCATACCGCCGGTGGTCGAAGAACCGGCGGCCAAATCTGGCAGATTGATGTTCATTTGTTGCCCCTATTGCAGGATTAAAGGTTTGGCAGCCGGTTTAGGCCATTACTTTGGCGCGAATATCCGCAGGGATTTCGATGCCGCGGTTCAGATACGACTCGGCACGCGCCACGTCCAGGCCGGAGAGTTTCCCTTGCTCCTGGAGAGTGAGTGCTTTCGCCATGAATTCAGCAGGACCCATACCGGTCGGCTCGGACTTCGCCAGGGTAGCCGGATCAACTTTGTCGACCAGGGTCACGGCGGTTTTACGACCGCGGCCAGCATTGGCCAGACGGGTTACGTCAGCCTGCAGGGACTTGATCATGTCGCCTTGGGTTTTGATGGTGCCCACGGTGATTTCCAGGGCCTTGGTCAGAGCAGTTTCAACACCGTCCTGGCGTGCGCCGAGGGCCTTCAGCAACTCGGTGGCATCGAAGGCTTCAACCTTGGTGCCGTCGTCAAGAGTCAGGTCGAACGATTTGCCCATGGCTTCATCGCCTTCCTTCTTGATGACAGGCTTGCCGGTTTTATCGTTGGTGCCGTCGTCATCCAGATCGCCATTGGCCTTGTCGTCGGCGGCATTGGCGATGTTTTGGTCATCGGCCTTGTCGTCGTTCGGGGCATAGGATTTCTGCATCACTTCGCCTTCGTCTTTCAAGGCGTTCAGGTCAGCGATCAGCGCGTCAAACGGATTTGCAGTAGTGCCAGTCATGATTTACTCCGGTTTTTCAGCTCGGTATTAAGGTCGCGCATGAAGCGCTCTACGGTTTTCGCCGCTTCATCCAGCGACACTCCGAACGTCTTGGCGGCATACTCAACGAGTTGTCGCGCGCCAGGGTTCTTACCGGCACTCCCGTTTTTGAGGGCGCTGGCGAGTTTGTTGCGGAAGTCCCAGTAGTTGGCTGGAGCTCCGTGCAGGCTTTGGGTGCGCATGGCCCCGCCGCCAGTAAGCGTTGCCGAGTCGGTGCCGTAACCGGCTTCCAACGTCTTGGCCATGACAAAACCGTTCAACGCTTTGGCGAAAACGCCAATCGGAGCGGTATTGATTTCGGAAACTGTTTTGTTGACCGGGCAGCGATCGAGGGCGATGTTGTTCCAGCGCACTTCCTCAATCACAGCAACTCGCTGCTGGGTCTTCGGATCGAACTGGACGGACTTCGACAGGACCGCGCCACCTACGGACGGATACCAGCGCATCGGCGGACTCTGTGACGTCAGCGTCTCCCAGACCATATTGGCGTTACGCGCCTGGGGCGAGTCGCCACGGTAAAGCTGGGCCTTCACGAAGGTCTTCTTGCCATCCATCCTGACCGCCACCGGCTTGCCGATTTCGTATTCAAGATGGTTCGGGATGCCGGCTTTCGGCCCCATGATCGAGTAGTGCGACAGGTCGATGTTGCCGTGGCGCAGGTAATACTCAGAAGAGGCCTTGAGCGCCTTTTGCAGAACGATTTCATTCTGGTGGTCGACGTCCTCATTGCTGGCTTCCAAATAGATGAAGCGCTCCCCGTCCTCGCTAGAGGCGGTTGCTTTGAGCAGTCCACCCACGCTGATAAAGCCGGGGACTTCTGCTAGCAGTTCTTCATCATTCGCGGTCAACGTCGTTGCACCTATATCGTTCATGGCCTGAATTCTGCTGTCACGACTGCGAGCCAGTCTTTTGTCGTGTTGCCTGTTGCGTTGTCACGAGCTGACCACGCTCCTGCACCAGGGCCATGTATTCATCTGCCGCGTCGCTATCGAGGATCACATTCGGGCGCAACTCGGCCAGCATCTGGTCGACCTTGGCCAGACGATCGCCAGCCGATTGGCCGATGCGATCGTCAGAAGCCTGGACACGCGCATGTAGGCCGGCGACCTTGGCCAGCTGCTTGTGCACGTTGTCGATGGTGTCGCGCATAAAAAATCCCCGCTCAGTGGCGGGGATCATGAAGTCACGACTTGAAGGTCAGATCAGAGAGAGCTGACTCGATTCATCCTTGGCGAACTGCTGGGCGTACAAGATGCGCGCCTCAGCCATTGCCAGATAGGATTTGTCATTGTCGATGCCGATGAAGTTGAAGCCTTCCAGCATGGCGGCCTTGCCCGTGCTGCCGGAGCCGACGAACATATCCAGCGCCGTCCCACCAGGTGGCGTCACCAGGCGCAAAAGGTAGGCCATCAGGTCAGTGGGCTTGACTGTCGGGTGCGTGTTGCCTTTCAGCTCTGCGTTTTCAACCATACGCAAAGTGGTCCCCTGCTTGAACTGGGCCCCGGGATTCAACATGCCTTCATGCCGATCGGTGCGGCTGGTCTTCGCGCAGTAATAGAAGCGCGCCGCACTGCCACTGTCACCATGGAAAGCACCGGCCACTCGTTCGATCATGCCGCTGTACTTTACGTTTCCGCTGAATCCGTTGGCGGTCGGCTCAGTGCCAAGGACCGGCGCCGATGCACCCGCCTCAGCCGGAAACATCGCCACCACTTCAGCACAACCGTCGTGAATCAGGTTCGCTGGCCATCGTCCGGAAGGCTGGACATATTCCCCCGCAGACGCGCCGATCACATTCAATCCGCTACCCTGGCGCATGGCCGAGGACACCGACCGACGCCCACCTTCGGTGTACGCGCCGCCGTTCAAATCTTCTTCGGTTGAGATTCGGCAAGCGTCGACGTTCAGCGCACCCACGCCATGCTCGAGCATGTTTTCCGCTACGGTAGCCGGGAATGGCTTGCGCGCCATGCAGATCGGCTCGTGTGCCGGCTTGAGCGCAGTGCCCCAGCCTTCATGGTCGCCCTTGAGGTTATGCGACTTCGGGAAGCCGGAACCGAACACCCACATGATCTGGTCGCGGATCTCGAAGCCGGCCATTTCAATCCCGACCGCCAGGTGGTGATAGGTGCGCGGCGAAGCGAAGGACAACAGGTGACCGCCAGGCTTGAGCACCCGCAGCGCTTCACTCGCCCACTCGAATGTGAAAGCCTGAAATGCCTTCATGCCACCAGGTGTCAAGTCGTACTTTCCAGCTTCAGCGGCGCGCGAGTTGTGCCCGCCTGTTTCGCCGGCGGCGAGCGCCTGTGACGGCATGCTTGATCGATACGCCGTGCGCTCTTCGATGTCCTTGCCATCCCAGGCCTTACCCATAAATCTGATCCCGTAGGGAGGGTCTGTGCAGATGCTGTCGATTGAGTTGTCAGCCAACGTGCGCATGACCTCAATGCAATCGCCCAGGTGCAGCGTGTATTCAGCCATCTTAATCATCCCCGTCATAGCAGCCGCATGGCATATCGGCTGGCTGGTCAAACATTGTCATTTGCTCTTGGTGCGAGCGCAAAAGGTCAGCCCAACGCCAGCGACGGCCCAGGCCCTTGATCGAGGTCAGGTCGGCATTCTCTTCCATCTCGATGGCGCGCAACTTCAGTTCAGGAGGCAGCGCCAGGATTTCGGGGATCTTGCTGTTCGGGCAGAAGAAACACGAACTCTTACCTGGAAGCGGCAGACCAGCAGCGCGGATCGAGTCAATGCACTCGTCGCGCCCCATGTCCCACTCGATCAACGGGTAACGCCACAGGTATTTTTTGCTTTCCTGGAACCGCGCAGCACGGTGCGGCTCGCCCGCGTCATAACCGATGCACTTCACAACCTGGATGCCGGCCGCCCATGCCTCTTTGGCCGGCGCCCAGTTGTTGGCGAACTTCTCCTGAGGCTCAACCTTGAACCGCTGCGAACAGGTCTTGAAGCCGTAGGCAACGCTCGGTAGCTGTTTCAGTCGCAGCAGCACCTGTTCCAGGGTTTCGACGGTTCCGCCTTTCTTAACCACAGTGATGGGCGGCATCCCGTGGGCAACCAGCCAAGCACTTAATATCTCCAGGTAGGCGTAGGTTTCAGGACGCTCGCCACCAGTGTCGGCGAAGGTGATGACATCCACCTTCTCGCAGCGCTTGACCATCTCGACCAGCATCGCAGTGCTGTTGGTTCCAAGGCCGCAACTGACCATGATCGGTCGATCAAGCATTGGCGGCAAGCTCCTGCTTGATCGCGCGCTGGATGAACTTCGGAATACGCGGGGCTCGAACGAACACTGTCGGGCACGGGAGTACTTCAACCGATTCGTATACGGGGATTTCCAGGCGGACCGCTTCGATGATCTCGCCGATGGTGCCGCTGGACATCTGCCAGCCTGGGCAAAGCACGACCGCATCACAGCGGCGCATCAGCTCCATGGTTGCATCGAGCCAAAACTGCTCATCGCCTGGGCGAATGACTTCGTCCATGTGCGCGGTGTTCATGTGAGGGATGATCGGCGAATAGCCCTTCTGGGCGACCAGGCAACCGACCTTCATCGACGACTGAATATTGAGTTGAATGCCTGCGCGCGTGGCGTGGCGATATGGACCAGCAACATAAATCACTTTCATCAGCTCGGCTCCCCGTTTTATTAGTCAGGCTGCATTATTATGCAGCCGTAACATTAAAACAAGCTGCCGGACTGCTCTTGTTGTCGATCACGGCGCTGCTTGAGGAAATACGCCAGGCCACTATCATCCAGGCCTTCGAGCGGACTGGTGACCAGGTCACGCAGTGCGTATTTCGTCTGGAGCCTGGCCCTGTCCGCCCGTTCCATCGGATGATCGGCCACCAGGTCAGCCAGCTCGACGTCGTTCTTCTGCCCGGTGCGGTAGATCCGGCCTTGCCGCTGGGCATGGGTCATAGCTGTTTCCGGCGTGTCGATCGCCGTCAACCACTGACCGCGCTGAATGTTCATGCCGGTCGCCGCCGCATCGGAGGCTACCAGGATATCGGCCTGGGCTTCTGCACCACCCTCAGGGTTGAACATCTGCCGCTTGGCCTCCTTTTCCTTCGAGCTGTCGGCGCCGGTGATTGTCGCCACCCGGAAGCCTTCTTTTTCCAGCCTGGCTTTCAGAATCGCCACACCCTCGAGCGAGCGTGTGAAGAACACCCCGGGCTTACCCTTGCGCTCACGCGCATAGTTCACCGCGGCCTCAAACTTGGCGCCGTCCGGATGGTTGTTGATCACCCGGCGCACGGCCGGACGTTTAAGCAAGCCGATGTTCTTCTGCAGGGCCTTGGCGATTGCTTCGTGCCTCTCCTCAGGCACACCCGCGAACTGTTCCGGCGCCAGGGCCTTGGCCGACTCGATATCGACGCGACCACCCATGCGCGCCAGGCGCAGAGCCAACGCGTGACGGTCGATCTTTTCCAGTTCGGTTTTCTGCTGGTCGTTGAGCTGGACCTTGATCTCCTGGCGATTGGCGCCGGTTTCAGGGTCAATCTTCGACGGGTAGAAGTAGCGCGCCATTTCCCGGCGCAACGAATCCTTGCTTGCCGCGGTGTCGACGCCGTATTTACGCATGAAGGTATCGCGGTCCATGTAGTTGCCGCCGGCCAGCTTGGTCATGGCGTCGTGCAACTCGGACAGGTCATTCTTGACCGGGTCCGCGGTGGCGCTCACGAAGTACTCGCTGTTGTCCGTAGCGGCATCGATCACATTGGCCATGCCGCTGTCTTCTTTGCCTTTTCGGTTCAGCGTGTTGTGCCCTTCGTCGACCATGATGTACTGATGGTCGATGCCTTCCTTGTCCATCACGGCGCGGATCCAGGCCTTGCGATCGCCCCGGCTCATTTCGCCCAGCTTCTGGCTCATCTGGTCCTCAGGAATCCCCGCGTGCTGCGCTCCGAGTTTCACCATGTCATCGCGAAACGATTGGTGCGTCACCACGGTGAAACTGTTTTCCGGATCCTTATAGGCCTGCAAACGCGACTCGAACGACGCGCCGGGCTCCGCATGCCACTTGAATTTGCCAGGCTCCAGGTAGCGCAGCGCCTCACCGCCGAACTGGCCCTGGACGATCGATGGCACGACAAACAAACCCTTCTTGATTTTGCCCTGCTCGTGCAGGTGCGAGAAGCCGCCCAGGCCGATCGCGGTTTTACCCGTGCCGACGCCGAACGCCAGACCGACCCGCTTGTTCGCATCGAGGAGCTTGATAGCGCGCTGCCGCGGCGCCCCGGACCCGCTCATCGTTGGCTGCCACAGTTTCAGCGCCTGGCCCGGTTTGAAATTCTTTCCCACGACGGACATCATGCTGGCGATTTTCTGCTCGGCGGCATGGCCCAGGGTATAGCGCTCATCAGCACCAAGCGCCTTTTCCTGTTCGGTGGCGGGCATTTCCTCAGAGGAAAACATCCCGAGCTGCGACTGCTCGAAAGCGGCCTGCTGTTCCCGCTGCTGATCCAGCTTGTCGATCACGCTGCCACTGGCGTACTTGCCGCCGACGCGCTCGCGCAGACCATCACGCAAGGCAGTTTCCTTCGCCTCCCTGGCGGCCCGTGCTTTAGGATCGACCGTGTCCAGGTGGTCCAGGTTGTTGCGGATCACCGTGTGGCCGAGTTTCAGTGCACCCTTCGGGTTGAGCGTGTTGTAATTCTCGTGAAAGCCTTTCGCGATCTTCGAGCGGATCAGATCCTGGGCCGCTTCGTAAGCCTTGGCTGTGCTGCCCATGGCCTTGACGTATTTGCCCCAACTCAGGCTGCTGCTGTTGTGCTGGGCAGCCAGGTCATCACGCTCGGACTTCCAGGCCAGCCACTCAGGGTTATTCGCCTGCTCGCCAAACATATCGGTGACATGCTGCTCAGGCTCATTCGCCACGAGCGCGTCCAGCTTCTGCCGGATCTCCCCGGCCTCGGGCGACTCATGCGCAACCTCACGAGCGAAGTACTCCCGTAGCGCGCGCTGGTCTTTGTGATCCAGTTCGCCGATCGGCTTGTACGCGGCTACCCCGGATGGCTCGGCCGACAGGGCACGGTGCAACGCATCGACAGACGTCTGGTCCATGTCGAACTGCTGACGATGAAGCGGCGTCAGATCAGCGCCGTAGCGTTTCTCGACGAACTCGTCTGCCATTTTCTCGAACGACGATTGCAGCGACTCGTTCCGAATCTGCTTGCCGTCTGCATCCTGGGCGGGCGCCAGCTTATCCAGCGCCTGCATGTATTGGTCACGGCGATCGCCAGCCTTCTGCATGAACGTCTCGGACTGCAAGTCGGCGACGATATCGGCAGGCGAATCACCATCAGCTGCACGCCCACCAATGTAATCGGCCAGCGACTGTTCAGCGTCAGCACCAACCTCGAACGGGATGGCCAGTTTCGCCGCGACGCCCGGTTTCGGTTTCAGGTCCAGATCTGGCCGGTTGGCAAAACCCTTAGGAAGCCATTGGTCTTCGTCCTGCTTGCCTTCGATGATGTCCAGGTTCCGGCGGATCTGCTGCATCGATTCACGGTCGACCGGCTCGGCCAAGCGATCCATGCCGCTGGCGGTGATGGTCAGGAAGGTTTGCCCGCCGACGGGATCGATTGAGTAATCACCGCGTTGCAAACCAAGCGCGCGCGCCTGGCGGATGATCGCCTCCGGCTGCGCCTTGCCCATGGGAATTTCCAGCTTATCGGCCGGCTTGTCACGCAGTGCTTGTACCAGCGCAGCGTTGGCTTCCATTTCACCGGCAGCGGTACCGAGGATACGCGTCGATTCATTCAGTGCATCCCGGCGCCGTGCGTTTATCTCCTGGAGCGCTGCCAGGTCACCGCCATTGTCAGCAGTAGGCAGCGTCATACTTTCGACTTGATCCGTCAGCGCTTTGGCCTCATCCAAGGATTTCTTGGATAGGTCCATGTAATGGTGCTGGTGGAAATCTTCCATGCCTTCGGCGACTTGAGCCATTTCATCCGGCGTCAGATCGGTATGCAGCCGGCGAGCCAGGACCGAAGCGGCACCGGCCACGCCGAGCACGTCAACGGTGCTACGATCCATCAGGCCTGCGCCCGTGGCCGCCAGCGACAGGCTATTGATCGAGTTGAACGCGCCACTGGCAACGTGGGAGCCGATCGACTTTTCAGGCACCTTGCCGGCTTCGCTCAGGAAGTTTCGCGTGCGGATGGTGCGCAGATCGTTGACCACTTGGCTCTCTACCGCACTGTCAACATCGGCGGCGTCTACTTCGAGCACGTAGGCCTTAGGTTCGACATTGGATTTTTCCACGCTCTTCAGCGCGTCAGAGGCTTTCTTGCGGGCTAGGTCGAGGCGCTTTTTCGCCTTCATCAGCTCGAGCGCTTTATCCGCTTCCACCAGGTGCGCTTTGAGTCGATCGGTTTTCTCTGCGTCATCCTCGCGAACACCCTGCAGCTCCTGTTTCACCAGCTTGGCCGACTGCCCGCGGTTGATCGCTGCTTTGCGTTCGCCTTCGGACATCTGCGCCTGTTTCTTTTCGCGAACCTGGCCGGCTTCCTTTTCCAATTCAGGATCAGTCAGTCCGGCCTCTTCGGCACGCGCTTTATATTCAGGGGAGAAACCCAGTCCCGTGGACGGGCCCGCAGCCTGGTCCAGGTCGGCCACTGAAATGCTGTCGGGATCATCAGGCTTGTAGGTGGCGCCGCCGATGTTCGCCTGTTGGCGCGCTTCGGAATCCATCGCCAGGCTTTGACGGTTCAGGTCGTAGGCTTCATTCGCTTTCTTCACCAGCTCGCGATGGTGCTCACGCGCCAACTTGGTCACGGCCGCCGGCGACAGATCCGCATGTTTCTCTTCGTCGAAGGCCAGATCCTTTTCATCCCAGCCCATGACCTTGGCTGTTGCTTTGACGTATTCACGCTCCTCGGCGTGTGTCTGTTCCTTGATCTCCTTGCGGACTTTGGCTTTCGATCCGGCAATGCCAGCCTCTTTATCCTTGGCCCGCTGCGCAGCCACCGCCTGCTTTTTCGCCTCGCGGTTGGTTTTCTCTTTCTCGCCGGACTCTTTCTTGTACTGCTCTTTCGACTTTACGCCGCGGAGCTTCAAGTGGTTGAGTTTGCCACCGGCACCGCCGATCACGGACGCAGAGCCGTCCGGATTCTCACGCACGAGCACGGGCGAACCCTTCTCGGCGCCTGGGGCCTTGACGGTAATCCAGCGCTCGCCTTCAGCGAGGGCCTTCAGGAAGATGAGGCGGTGCGTGATATTTTCGGTCATGGCCGCATGGTGCGGTCACGACGCAGATCAGCTCATCAGAACCCGGCGAACAGCTCTTATTGGGAACCAACCATTGAAGCCGGAAGCGCCAACCGCACCGCTGACCATGCTTCTCAGCGCATAGTTGAATGAATCTGAAGTGGCACAACCATAGTCCGAACTCATGAAGGCCTGGGCCCCGCCAGACTGGAACGCGGCGATCGATGATCGGGCCGGAACGCCTGACGTGTAATTAGCCGTGTTGGGTATTGAGCTGGTGTTGGCACCGGTGGTGGTGTTGTTCGCATCCGTGGTCGGCTTGAAGTTTCGGTACAGCATCTCAAGCTCATCGCTAGTCGGTAGATACCAGTCGGTGAACCCGCCAATACTCAATCCCACGCAAAACTTCTGAGAGTCAAAATTATCGATACCCGCAGCGATCATGTTGGTGCGGATCAGCATGCCGTCATTGGTCGATGCCCCGCCCGGGAACGTGCTTTCGACCTGACTATAAGGCAGGTATCCGCCTTCCCCAGCAATAGGAGAAAGGACCAGCCCGTAAGTGCTTCCACCCAAAAGGAACTGACCAGCGAAGTATCCGCCACCATAGGCGTCACCAATCGCTGGAATAGCAGGCGCGGCAGCGTCAGCATTAATTGCCCGCAGCAATAGCCTGGCCAAATTGCTCATGTGTACCTACCTTTGCCGCCTTCGATCACCGTGCCGTTTTTGGTGCTAAAAACGTACTCGACCATCTTGTTCACGGCAGGGTCAGCAACCTTCACGGCGCCCACAGTCAGCCAGGTGACAGAACCCGGCCAGGTCACCGTGCGCAGTGTTGCACCTTGCGTGATCCGCACCACGAACGAAAACACTTGTCCAGACGGCACTGGCATGTTCGAGAACGCGATCGTCGTGTTTCCGGTCAGTGTCAGCTCGAACGACGTGGCCAAGGACATGTTCAGTGTCACCGTGCCAGTAGCTGCCGAGATCGTGACCAGGTCGTCAAACCCAGACGCACGCGTAGTACCGAGCTTGGTTTTCTCCGCTGTCGTGTAATCGTTGGTCGACAAACCCTTGCCCGCAACAACCGACACCTTGTTCGCGGTCAGACTTTTTATGTCGGCCCCGATCGCCTGGGCCAGCGCAGTTATGGTGTCGATCAGGCTCATGGTTACGCCTTGGCGGTGGTGTAGTCAGTGACGAAGTTATGCGCTGGATCACCCACACCAATGTTCGCGCAAGCCTGGGCCTGTTGTGGCGTAGTCAGTGTCTGCGCCGCATCAAAACGGATACGGTTTCCCATTGCCGTGGCGATGGTTGTTGCATAGTTCGGATCATTGCCCAGTGCGGTAGCCAGCTCATTGAGCGTATTCAATGTAGATGGAGAGCTTGCCACCAGTGCAGTTACGGCTGCATCGATAGCAGCTGTCGACTTCTGAGCTGACCAGGTTGTGGTGGTGCTGGTGGTGCTGGCGTCGTTGATCGCCGCTCCACCGCCGGTTCCGATCAGTGTTTTCAGCTCGTTCAGCGCCGCCACCAACGAAGATTTGGCCGTAGTGGTCAGCGTGGAAAGATCACCATCAGCCAGTCTTAACGCTTTGATGTCAGTGCCGATAGCAGTGACCAGCGATGTGATTTGCGTTTCGAGAGACATATAAATTACCCCTTGGCGAGGATGTAGTAGGCGAGCGGATCGGTAGGGAGTGAACCTGCACCGGGCAACCCTGGAGGGCCACGTAGACTAGTTTCACTGGTTTTAATGCTCAGACCGCCAATGCTCGAGGCACTGACGGAATGCAAACTGATTTTCAGCTTCGCCCCAGACACCAACATTTCGCCGACTGCTGTGATGGTGCCGCTCCGACTTGCCGTAGCAATGATCATGGTGTCACCAATGATGGCGTGTCTGACTTGATCACCTGGATCACCTCAGATGCGGTGGTGGTGACCTGTTCAGAATCGGTGGTGTAACGGATATCGAATGAATAAGTGCCGATCTTCCAGGCGGATGTGTCGGCCCGCAGCAGAACTTTCCCAGCTGCACGGTCTGGATACTCGATATCAAACTCAGCCATGACCCCGGACACGCTACTCACGCAGGATCTGATAGACCAGTCCGTCAGGTCCTGTGGTTGCCCATCAACGGAAATTTGGAGCGGCAGCAGAAACGTATCGCCCTGTTTGATAATCATCAGTTCTCGCCCGCGTGAAACGTGAATTCTATGGACGCATCATGGCGTCACGATTTGCAGGCACAAAAAAACCCGCGCATGGCGGGTTTTTTACACGACGACTTTTTCAGTCAGCTGATACTGGGCTTGGCAATGCCTTCACCGACGCCGATCTGTTCGCCGGTCTCAATCGCAGAGGTTTGTCGGAAGCCGTTACTGTCGCGCATCAAGTCGGAATTTACCGTAGAGGCAAGCACCACCTTGGCATCGGCGTTGTACGCCAACTCGGCGTGCAGCTTGTCGACGCTGGCGTGATAGCCAAGGCCGTCATAGGCCGACAGCGAGCACAGGCGATATGCCACGGTCTCGGCGGCGCCGGCAAACTGGAACCCGCACATGGCAAAAGCCATCGCGCAGAACATGGAAAGACTTCGGAAAATTCGCATCGGCATTGCCTCTGGATCGGGGGGAAGGGTTAACCGCGTGTGCGGGCTGGCCAGATCGGCATCAGTGGCGTTGGTTGAATCAGCGATTCACAGCGGCCTTGAAGTCAGCGCCCGGGGCGAACTTCGGTACGATGGCAGCAGCAATCTGCAGCGCGGCGCCGGTTTGAGGGTTGCGGCCAACACGGGCGGTGCGTTCGGTCGTCTTGAACGTGCCGAAGCCCACCAGGCGAACTTCCTGGCCGTGAGCCAATGCGTCCTGCACTTCATGCAGAATCGAATCAAGAACATCCTTTGCGACGGCCTTGGAGACGGCGGCGCGTTCTGCAACTGCGTCAATCAGATCTTGCTTATTCATCGAGTACTCATCCGTGCTTTTGGGTTGAAGGTGTTGCAGAAAGCCCTACTCGGTACCTGTCGCCCCTTGGCCCGCGGTGACCCCAAAGGGACGGAACCTAAGCCCACTGTGCGAAGCGGGGGCGATCTCATGTTTCAGTTGTCACGAGCTTTCTGCATCGGACAAGTATCAAGTAGGCCGGGCCCGGCTTACTGCGCAATCTAGGGGGATTCGAACCCCAGGCATCGGTTGGCTGCGAACTTGAAGCCCCCAGGGCCAAGTGTGTATGCGCTTCCCGTTGTACAGCCTATGCCGCGCAGGCTTGATACTTGTCCGATACAGCCTGGGCGGCCAGGTTGCGTCGGTCCTGTCTCTCCAGGATGTATGGGCCAGAAGCTTGCCATTACCGCCATTCTCGTCAGGACAGCGTTTTAAGCTGTGCAGAGTCGAATATGGTTGCGGGGGCTGGATTTGAACCAGCGACCTCAAGGTTATGAGCCTTGCGAGCTACCGGGCTGCTCTACCCCGCAAAAACTTTGTATTAGATGTAGTCCCTGACCCGACGAGTGCATCAGGACGAGTGAGTCTTCAACCAGACCAAGGACCACACTGATAAAAAGTTGTGTCTGTCTTTCCAGACTGTCAGCGACCTCTACTTACTGATCCCGTCACCCCACCGCAACAGGTCTATCAGTTTTTAAGGACGGCTCCCAGGGCGGAACACTTTATGGAAGTGACCCCGTGCCGTACTGCGTGGGATTTTCAGCCGCCCTCTCCACGCCCTGACGTCCAGCTTACCCAGCGTCTGCACAAAGCAAGGAGGGAACCTTGTGCTTCAACTAGCCCGGCTGGCCCGGGAACACACAACACCCAATCAGCGATCCCCATCGCTGGATGCACAATAGACCAACGACAACACGAATTACAACCCCACATCGTTATCAAATATCGTTATTTCTTCACCATTTTCGGCGGTTACAGTCGATCTGCCCAAATTGAACACGGCGTTTCTGCCATATTCCTCGGCCGCGGCGGTTAATGCCGCTTCCAGGGTTTCGAACGGAGGCATGGCGGCGACCACTTCGGGATCGACATAAGGCCCCAGTATTGGCATCTGGTTGCGGTCGTAGAACTTCTTCAGCAACGCCTTGATGAAGAACCAATAGACGCCGAAGTTTCGATAGCGCTTCGGGTCTTCATCCAGAAGCTTGCGCACATTCGCCGCGTATTCTTTTGCCGAGACGGTCATGCTGCGTTCTCCTGCAGGGCTTCACCCAGGGTTCCGGCCCGTGCCGGGTAGATATGCTTCAACGCCCAAGGGAGCTCGTCGATCTTCAGCGCGCCGAGCTCTGGATTATTCTGCACCAGGACACGAATCGCCTGCTTGGCTTGTTTCGCGACAACGGTGGTAGTTCCAGAATAGCGGCTGTCGTGTTGCTGCTCCGACACCGTAGCGAGCATTTCCAGCGCCTTGCGCGGCTGATCCTTCCAGTGGTCGAGCACCATTGCCGCCGCCAGGTCCTGATGGCCTGAGACACTGGCACGCTCGATCAGCGAACTGATCAATGGCAGATCCGCATTGAGAATCTGATGGTCCGCCTTCTGGTCACCGCCGGTGGCGTATTTGCTCACCTGGCCCAACAGATCGACGCGCTTCGCTTGGGCGTACAGGGTCGCGATGGCACGTTTCGGCATGGTCACCTTCGGCGTGCCGTACCCAGCGACCTGCGCCAGGGGTTTCAGCGCCTGGTAGGCTTCGGCCAGTGTCTTGGCGTGACGCCCTTCAGTGATGGCCGACTGCGCCACACGGCGCATGGCTTCCGCCTCGAACTCGCTACCGAACAGCTTTTTGCCGACCTCGCCCCATGGGTTTGTGTACCAGTCCCAACCGCCGTCGTACTTCTGCCGAAACACGTAGCTGCCGCCCGAGCTGTTCTTGCGCCCGTTCGACTGCCAGTCCATGGAGAACTTCTTGCTGCGCTCGGCGCCGACGTAGGCATCAAGCACTTTCGCCCGGTGCTCATCGGTGGCCAACAGATAATCGTCCTCGCCCTTGTCGCTGTAATAGGTGACCACTTTCGGCACACCATCGGCGCCGAGCAAACCCACGCGGCCGTTCTGGAAGTCGCTGGGCATCTTGTACGCCTTGCGTGCTTCCTTCAGCTGGGCCTGGATCTGCGGGTAAAGCTTCTTCACGGTTTCGGCCGGCAACTGCGCCACCTGCGCCGGGGAGGTAATTGCGTTCTCGCCGGAGCTGACAGTCTCTTCAGCACGGCGCGCCATTTCGGTGGCTTCAACGGAATGGTCCAGCTTGCTGACGGACAAGTCGCTGCCGATATCGGACAGTTCCACGCCCATCGAGCGGGTACCAGCGTAGTGACGCAGACGCAGACGGCCGTCCTCAGGATTGACCCCGGTCACCACCCAATCACCACCCTCGCTGATTTTCGACTTCGGCCCCAGATGCAGCACGGTGTCCAGGGTAATCCCGGCGCCGGTATCCGGGTGCACGACCGCGGGAGCGTCACTGGTCAACAGATCCTTGGCGGTGAACCACTTCGAACTCGCCAGGTTGTTTTGCGCTTTCTCGATCTCGGCCGCCAGTTTGATCGCGCTGCGACCACCTTTGCCGGCCAGCTTCGAATAGCTGCGCTTGAGCCCTTGCAGGCGAGTGAACTGCACGGCCACTTCGCGACGTTTCTCGCTGCCCTGGCGCTCGAGCGCAGCCGACTTGTTCTCGGCGAACTGCTTGCGGGCTTCGTCCGGATCGGCGGCCAGCATGATCAGCATGTCCTCGCGCGCCAGGTTGTCCGGCCGGTTGTGGTTGGCGATCGTGTTGCCGCCGTTCCACAAATCGCCCTGCCAATCGCGCTTCGAGGCGACGGTCTGGTATTTGTAGCCGTCAAAGCTGCCCTTGGACAGGTAGGTGTGAATCCGCACCGCCTCGCTGATGTTGCCCTGGCGCAGACCTCGGCCGTTGCGCTGCTGGATGGACGCCGGCTCCCACGGCAGATCAAGGTGGTGGATGTCAGTGGTGCCCACCTGCAGGTTGATGCCCTCGCCCATGGTGGCCGTGTTGCCGATCACCACCTTGATTTTACCGGCGTTGAAATCGTCGGCAATGCGCTGGCGTTTCAGCGAGCTGTTCGCCACCTGGGCGTTAATGATCGCGATTTGGTTGCGCGGGATGCCACGCTTGACCAGCTCAGCGGCGATTTTCTCGTGGGAGGCGACGAAGTCAGAGAACACGACTTGCCCGCCATCCTGGGCCCCGTTGGTGATTTCCTTGGCCGCGGCCTGGTACTTCGGCGAAACGTGGCCGGCATAGGCGACCGGATCCAACAGTTCCAGGTCCATCGATGCCTTCGACATCTTGTCCATGATGCTGAAGATATGCCCGTCGCCGGTAGCGTCGTCCTTCTTGGCCGACTCCTCAGCCAAGGCGCGCAGATCGACGTAAGCCGCTTTCTGCTGATCATCCATATCAACGGCGTGCATGCGGTCATCACGCGACGGCAGCACCAGGCCGACATCCTCAGCGGTGGTCCGGTGGATGTAGCGGCGCATGATCTCGCGCAATTCGTCCATGTTCTTGAAGCCGCTGGTCACCAACGACTCTTCGATCTCGCCGGTGGTGCTCAGGATGTTTTCCGTGGTGAACACACAGAAACGATCGAGGAAGTCTTCGCTGTTGCGGATCCCGATCTTTTCGAAGGCCTCCGGCGCGACGTAAGACAGCATGCTGTAGATTTCCAGCGGGCTGTTTTTGGTCGGCGTGGCCGTCAGGGTGAACACGTTCTTGCCGTCGTTGTTGTCGCGGATGTAGCGGGTTTTGAACGACATATCGAACGCGCGGTTCGACTGGCCCTGGCCACCGAGGAACTTCGGTGTTTCGCCGAAGCGGTTGCGCGCCGCGTACAGGTTCTTGTAGGCGTGGCCTTCATCCAGGATAAGCATGTCGACGCCCAGGTCCTCGAAGCTGATAGCGTCGGTGCGGTCCTGGAACTCTCGGCCGGCTACGGACTGCTCGTAGGCTTCTCGGACCTTCTTGATACGCTTGTCGCCCGCGTTACCCAGCTTTTCGCCGCGCTGCACCCAGAAGTCATCGGACAGGTAGTTGTTCTTCAGCTCCGGTGAGACGTCGACCTCCTCGAACGCCGGCTGGCTGATCAGGATGAAGTCGTAATCGTTCTGGGTCATGTCGTGGTATTTGCGCTTGCGCTCGGCCACGGTGTCCTGCTTGCCGATCAGCTTGCCGTCTTCATCGCGCGAATAGCTCTCGCCGATCGTCAGCACACGCGAACCCGGGAACCACTTTTCAGCCTCGGCATACCAGTTGGCCAGGACCGATTTCGGCACCACGATCATCGGGCGATCAGCCTTCCCATCGGCCTTGGCCATCCTCGCCAGGATCAGGCCCCGCGCCGTCTTACCCAGACCGACGTCCGCGGCAATGATGCCCTTGCCGGCGTCCATCGCCCAGCGCAGGCCGGAATATTGGTACGTCTTCAGGCCTTCAGCATTCAGGCCGGGGATCTCGAACGGCGTTTCGGAATAGGTGCGCTCGGCAAAGCCGCGGAACTTGCGGTTGTACAGGTCTTCCAGTTCGTCACGGTGACCAGACGTCAGCGCCCAGGTTTTGAAGTCGCGATTCATCGCCTCGAGCGTGGCCTTGTCGTCTTTGCGCACGCCGGTACGGTTGAGGTAGGTGTCGAGCAGCTTGGTCTCGCCGTACTCGTTGCCCCCGCTCACGGTATAGATGCCGTCGGCATAGGTCACTTCGACCGGAGCAAGTTTCTTGGTCCACTCGTTGCCGTTGGCGTTCTTGTCGGTGAAGTACTCGCTGATGATCGACAGCGGGATCCATGCCTGGTTGACGGCGATATCCACGTCATCGATCGAGGCCGGGTCAATCACCGCTTCCAACTGCTGCGCCTGCTGTTCGAACTTGGCACGGTCGATCGGGCTTAGGTC